CTGGAACTGGAACTAGACGAGCTACTGGAGCTAGAATTGCTGGAGCTAGATTTGCTGGACAAACTGGAAGTAGAACTGGACAAATGAGAGCTACTACTTCCAGATGTCATCCAGCTACTACTACTGCCAGAACTTTTTGAAGAACTATCCATATTATGCTTCCAGTTTAATTGTTTCTGTAAAAATTTTGTTATTGTTAAAAATTTCTTTATTTAATATTTCTTCAACATTTTCGTCATATTTTATTACAAGAAATTTATAACCGTGAGAAAGAGCATATTGTTTTTTAATAAAATCACGATATTGTTGGTTTTTTAAAGATTGTTTGTTCTTGTGCCAATATTTAACACATTTATAATGTTGTATGCCATTGAACTCTATTAATGTATTTTGTTGCAATACATAAAAATCATATTTTAATCTGTATTTTGTTTTTGGGTTAATGCAATCAATAAATGTTTTTTGCTTAATGTATTTAATGTTGTTTTTATCTAATGTTTGCGAAATCAATAATTCCCCTTTTGATTTTTGGCAGTCTGGGCAACCACTTCCAGCCAGATGATTATTTGGTGTCTGCAAGAATTCTCCATGAATAGGGCAAATAATAATTGTTGGTGTGTAGGAGTTTGTATAAAAAGATTTGCTATAGTCATATTTATTGTCGTGTATAAGTTGACACTTCTCAACAAACGCTTCTGTTGTCGGTTTTGTGTTCAAATAACAACCAATGCAACCACTTCCAGCCAGATGATTATTTGGTGTCTGCAAGAATTCTCCATGAATAGGGCAAATAATAATTGTTTTTATACGAGCACCATCGTACATCACCTTGCCATATTCATATTTATTGCCGTGAACTTGTTTGGCTTTTTTGATAAATTCTTTTGTTGTAATTTTTTTGTTTTGAGCACAAAAATGGCAACCATATCCGCCAAGGTGATCGCTGGGCGTTTGCAAGAATTCTCCATGTATGGGACAAACAATTATTATTTTAGTGTGTGCGTTTTTATAAATTATTTTGTTATAGCTATATTTATTGCTATGTATCTGTTTGGCTTTACTGATAAAAATTTTATTTGTGTGGCATAATTGTTTTATGGCACATTTTAAACAGCCACAACCATTAAGATGACTATTTGGTGTTTGCAAAAATTCGCCATGATCCGAGCAAACAATAACAACTTTAGTTATAGTATTTATATAAACAACTTTGCCATAATCATATTTATCCCTATGAACCTTTCTTGCTTTAATTATAAATTCTTCTGTTGTTAATTTTCTCATTTTTACCCCCCCTCTATTCCCATTACTGGTGTAAATAGTAAGTTGCCATAATCTTTCAAATTGTTTTTGGTCAAAACGCCATCTTGTTTCAAGTCCATAGCCCTAACCAATGCTGGGTGCAAGTTTATGTTTTCGTTAAAGAATTCCTGTTCTGGCGTTTGTTCCACCAAAATCAGGTTATCTTTGTTGGAAAACATTCTTGAAATGGTATTAAAACCAACATTAATATTGTCTTTTACAAAATAGTCATATATAGACACAACATCCGTAAAACCGCTTCTGTCTATTTTTTTAATTCTTTTGTTGCCAGAGTCAGCTATCCAAACAACGGCACTATTTTCAGAATCATAGATTGCTACCGTTGGATAGTTAAGGTTGTTTACCCCCGTTCCGAAATTGCCGTGTTGCCATATAATGTCGCCCTTATCCACATCGTTCCACGAAATTTCGTATACGATATGTTTTTTGTTGTCTGTTAGCAGAACATTGTTGCAATATTTGTTGTATACAAAATAATATGGATTCAACATTGGAATGCCAGAAGATTGAGAAGAAATAGAAGATGATGATTCAGACGACGAAGATAGAGAAGACGAAGACAAAGAAGATAGGGAAGAAATAGAAGATGAAGATGGCGAAGAAATAGAAGATGAAGATGAAAGAGAAGAAGACGAAGACATAGAAGATAGAGACGACAACGAAGAAAAAGACGAAGACGATGAAGAAGACAAAGAAGATTGAGAAGAAACAGAAGACGATGAAGAAGATAAAGAAGATTGAGATGATACAGAAGATGGAGAAGATATAGAAGACAATGAAGAAGAAGATGTTGACGAAAGCGAAGATTGAGAAGAACTCTCAAACCATTCAGATTCATATGTCCCCATATCAACCACAGAATTCCAAATGCGAGGATTACCATCCAAATCCTTGCTTCTTGCGTCGGCAGGGTCTGTCATCCAAGAATAATTAAAACCAGCATCTATGCAGGGAGAACTAGAAGAAAGACGGTAGTTGCCCCCACCAGAATCAACAAATAGAGGGTCTATGTCAATTGAGTTTAAGCCAGTATAGTTTAAACCGCAGGAATATGATTCGGAACCACCTTCAGAAAAATCATCTGTATAACCGTTATTTCCCCACGAAATTGAGTTTATTAAAGTACAACCGTATGCACCACCACCAATGCCTGTTGTAACATCATTACCACTAATTGTGCAATTGTAGAGAATGCAATAAGCTACACCACCGCCATAACTTGCATTATTGCCTATAAGTAAACTATTATACAAAGTACAATAAGCTGCACCACCACCGTGAAACATATAAATAGCCCAATTACCAGAAACTATACAGTTAAATACAGAACCACCATAAATACCTCCACCATCTTGCGAACCACCACCGTTTCTTACTGTGCATCCAATTAACTTACTACTCGTTCCCATAGTTATTACTCTGGGAGTGGTAGCAAAATCAGTATTGCCGTCAACAATAACTTCCGTAGGCAATCCAGTTTCACTTCTTACAGTAATGCCTACCCCAACAATAATGTTTTCAACATATGTTCCAGCCCGCACCCATACTGTGTCAGTACTTGAAGCTAGATTTACCCCAGCCTGGATGGTCAATTTAGCTGTTCCCCAGCTTAAGCCATCCCAACCATCATTTCCTGTCTTCGCAACATAATAAGGAGTTGCCATTGTTTATCCTTTAAATTTCTTTATCCTAATTCATATATTAATGTGCCATTTTTAGATATTTCAATTAGTTTTTTGTCGTCGTTGTCAAGAATAATATAATTATCGTTATATATTTGTTGGGCACAAATTATGTTTTTTATTCCAGAATATTGCATTATTATCTTCTTTTCTTTATCAACTACGACAAATCTATTTTTATCAAAACACATATAATTTCCATAATTGTCCAATCCTATTATTTTGTATGGAATTACCGATTCTATTTCGTTGTATATGTTAGAATATACATTTTCAACTATTGTGTAGTAGCCATAATGATTGAATGTTGCAACAGATGGAATTGCCCTTATTTTTATTTGGATGCTATTCCCCAATGTCAAATTGTTTTTTTCATACTGCCACCTAACAATGTTTTTGTATCCAGTTGCCAGGCAGGGTAGCCTAAACAGTTGGTTGCCCCTAATAAATTTTGCTGTACTGTTTGAAATAAAAGCATCATCCATCCATTTTTCCCCAAAATCAGTTCTATACCAAAATTCTATATCTGCATATGAAAATTTGTTGCTAAATAAAGTAACTTGAACATCTAATGAATTTTCTGTTGCTATGTTCTTGACATCCATTGAAATGTTGCCACTTAACAACAACCCAGTTATGTTTTTAAATACAGTTTTTCCAGAATGGAAGGAACTGCTAGAAGAACTTGTTTTAATTTCTGTAGAAGAAGATGATGAAGACGAAGATAAAGAAGATAAAGATGAAGAAGAAGACGAAGAATAACCATGTATGGCAGTTGACGAAGATATGGAAGACGAAGATATGGAAGAAGAAGATACAGAAGACAAAGAAGACGATGAAGAAGACGACAAAGAAGAAGATGAAGAAGAAGGAGACGATAAAGAAGAAGACGATGAAGAAGACGATGAAGAAGACGATGAAGAAGACGATGAAGAAGAAGATGAAGAAGACGATGAAGAAGACGATGAAGAAGACGATGAAGAAGAAGATGAAGACGAAGAAGATGAAGACGAAAGAGATGAAATAGATGACGAAGACGAAGAATGCTCTGCTACCCAACCCGTATCGCTAGCCAAAAGAGTTCCCATATAATAAGCATGTAATTCTATGGTGAAGTGGGTGTCGTCCGTAGTGAACCAATCGTAAACACCATTTGCTATTGCATGAGGAACTATATAAATATATCCTGGTAATGCCACAACATACCAATTTTCTCCTGGTGCATATGGTTCAACATGCCATACAATATGAATATAGTTATCATATGCCCCCTTACTGCATGTAATGGTACTAGCCATAAATTTTCTATCCACCCCTATAATTTTCGTTTTTCATCCAAATATGTGATAAGACCAATTGTTTTTCCAAACAACTCCACATATTCCCAGTCCCGCTAACATATAAATCATTTTCCACATTTGCATAATAATCTTCGTCCAAAACCACGCAACAAGAGTCATAAGAAGATACCCAAACGCATTTTCCGTCAAAATTCGCAACCATTTTCATTGTTTCTGGTCTAGATGCAACACTTAAAGATATGTTCCAAACCAATGTGCCACTATTGTTTATTTTGTTGAGCGTAGAAGCATCTCTGTCCCACACATAAATGTTCTGCCCAGCCATAGATGAAACACAATTGCAATTAATTCCGTAGCCAGACAAGTCAAACAATGTAGTTAAAACCCCATTTGTATATTTTCTAACCAATCCGTTTCCGCCAACAGTTAAAACATCATTAATCCCCCACGAACTTATGCTTTCTATGTAACTATCTACATAATACAAATCACCACCAATTGCTCTGTTTTTAAGATAAGAAATCAATATCGTTCCAGATACAGACAAACTAGATTCCGCCAAAACAAAGATTTCGCCAGTATTGGGTATTATGATGCAATCAACCACCTTGTCAATTCCCAATGGCAATGTTTGGTTAAACAATTCAATTCCGTAATAATCCCTTAATACTATTTTACCCTTTTCTATTTGCCAAACAGAATTTCTTATTCCGTCAACCCTAACAAATATTGTGTCTTCACTTAAAAATAACGATCTTGTTTTTACTTGAAAATCTGCATTGGAAACACAATAAGTAAAATTATTGTCACAAAAAACCCATATGTCCCCATTAACATCATTTAGGGACATATTCTTAATATTTAGCCCATTAAAATCATATGTTTTTACAATAGATTTTGAGTCAAAAGATATCTGGTATAAATTGTTCGCCTTGGACATAAAAAATCTTTTAAGTCTATTCTTGTTCAACTGGTATCTGACGATGGCGTTTTGGGGTGGTTGGTTTAACCCACTAGGCGGAAATCCACTAAAATGTTTTCCTGTTCCAGTTGAGTCGTATTTGAAGCAATAGGTTTGGTTTAAGGTGTTGTTGCTGATTAATGGGTAATTTAATTCTATGTTGTCGTATATATGTATTTGATAATGAACATTACTCGTTAAGTGGTCTTCTTGGGAAACAACCCAATCCTTATAGATGTATGTCATTGGGTCAGGGATTTCGGAAACAGAACTGGATTTTGAAGAAGATGAAGAAGACGAATAACCGTGTATAGCAGTTGAAGAAGATGAAGATTGAGAAGATTGAGAAGATTGAGAAGATGAAGAAAACGAAGATGAAGAAAACGAAGATGTGGAAGATATAGAAGATATAGAAGACAACGAAACGGAAGAAACAGAAGAAACAGAAGAAACAGAAGAAACCGAAGAAACGGAAGAAACAGAAGACAATGAAGATAATGAAGATAATGAAGATAATGAAGATAAAGAAGAAAGCGAAGATTGAGAAGAACTCTCAAGCCATTCAGATTCATATGTCCCCATATCAACCACAGAATTCCAAATACGAGGGTTTCCATCCAAATCTTTGCTTCTTGGGTCTGCAGGGTCTGTCATCCAAGAATAATTAAACCCAACATCTATACAAGGAGAGCTGGAAGATAAGCGACAATTACCGCCACCATAATCAATAAAAAGCGGGGGATAATCATCCGCATCAATTGAATGACTACCAATGTAACCCTGACCACAAGAATAAGTATCAGAAACTACTGCATCTGGGTTGTAATTATTGTCCCAAGAAATACAATTAACCAATGTGCAACCATATGTACCGCCACCAGCGAAAACTGAAAAATTACTGACAATTGTGCAATTATACAATGTGCTACTTAATGCACCACCACCACCTGCAACAAGGCTACCGCTACTGTTATTGATAATTAAACAATTGTAACATATACTATTATATACACCACCACCACCACCAAGATAACCACTTTGATTTGCACTAATTGTACAATTATATAATGTACAATTATTAACACCACCACCATTATAGCCTTCTATACCCAATGAATTTGCAGTAATAGTGCAATTAGAACACGAACCACCATTTACCCCAGCACCATCAGCACTACCAGAATCGCCATGTTGAACTGTACATCCCATAAGCCAAGAGTTTATATTCATTGTAACTACTCGTCCCGCAGAATTACCATCAATAGTTACATCTATAGGCAATCCAGTTTCACTTCTTACAGTAATGCCTGCCCCGATGGTGATGTTTTCAACATATGTTCCAGCCCGCACCCATACTGTGTCAGTACTTGAAGCTAGATTTACCCCAGCCTGGATGGTCAATTTCGCTGTTCCCCAGCTTAACCCATCCCAACCATCATTTCCTGTCTTCGCAACATAATAAGGAGTTGCCATTGTTTATCCTTTAAATTAGTCCCGTTATTCCCGTTAATAATTGGGTTAATTTTACCCCAAAATTCTTGCCCCATTATTATTCCTATTTTTTACCAAAAATCTTGCCCAAGAATATTGCGACAAAACTCTTGCAACAAGATTATTGGCTATTATTAACCGTTTATCGCCCGTTTATTGCCCAAAACTCTTTACTTATTGTTTTTTTGATTATTATTGACTATTTATTGGTTGCAAAAATTGGTTTAATTTTTGGGCAATATTTTCGGTATATTTTATTACCAAATATCTGTAGCCGTTAGAAAGGGCATACTGTTGCTTGAGAAAATCACGATATTGCTGGGATGCTAAGGTGTTTTTATTCCCGTGCCAATAACCTATGTATTCATAATGCTGTATGCCATTAAACTCAATTAGTATATTTTTTTGAGGTAAATAAAAGTCATATTTTAATCTGCGTTTTGTTTCAGGATTAATACAACCCTTGAAAGATTTTTGTTTAATATATTCCGTTTTTTTGCTATCTAATATTTCGGATATTTCAACTTCTCCACTAGATGATTGGCAATGAGGGCAACCTTGTTTTTGAGAAAGATGGGCATTGGGTCTTTGTAAAAACTCACCGTGGATGGGGCAAATTATAATTACTTCTGTATGAGCGTTAACATAAATCACCTTGCTGTAATTATATCTATCACTATGAACTTGCATGGCTCTTTTAATGAACGACTCATTTGTAAATTGTTTTTTACCGCTACATTCCAAACAACCCTTGCCACTTAAATGCCCAGCAGGTCTTTGTAAAAACTCACCGTGGATGGGGCAAATTATAATTACTTCTGTATGAGCGTTAACATAAATCACCTTGCTGTAATCGTACTTATCCCCATGAACCCTTTTTGCTCTAATAATAAATTCTTCTGTATTATATTTTTGATTTCCAGCACATTTGGGACAACCTTGACCCGAAAGATGGCTCTGGGGAGTTTGCGGGAATTCGCCATGTTCTGGACAAATAATAATTACATTAATATGGCTATTTATGTAATCAACCTTGCTGTAATTGTAATAGTTTCCGTGGATTTCCATAGCCTTAATAATAAATTTTTTTGTTGTGCTAGTGCTTTTTAGTGCCTTTGCTCTGAAAGCACACTTGGGACATCCGTGCCCAGCAAGATGAACACTTGGGGTTTGGTGGAAATCTCCATCAACGGAACAACCAATGACTATTTCTTTACGACCATTAACATAAATAACCTTGCTGTAATCGTATGTGTCGCTATGTATTTTTCTTGCCTTGATAATAAATTCTTCTGTGGTGTACTTTTGATTTCCAGCACACTTCGGGCAACCTTTGCCAGCAAGATGATTGTGGGGAGTTTGAGGAAATTCACCGTCAATAGAACAAATAATAATTACTGGTATGTAACTATTTATATAATTTACTTTGCTATAATCATATTTATTGCCGTGGACTTTTTTAGCCTTGTCTATGAAATTTTCTAATGTACCCCCGTTTTTTAACGAAATCGCCATATTGCCACACTTTGGACAACCATGCCCGACAAGATGGCCACTTGGCATTTGCAAAAACTCACCATGTATGGGACAAATTATAATCACTTCCGTATGATTATTTATATAAATTACCTTATCATAATCATATTTACAACCATGAACAAATATGGCCTTTTTTATAAATTCTTTTTTAGTTAATTTAAATTTTCCTGAACATTTTGGGCAACCTTGACCGCTTAAATGATGACTTGGAGTTTGAAGAAATTCTCCGTGTGTAGAACAAATAATAATTACATTAATGCGGGCGTTTATATAATCTACTTTACTATAATCATAATAATTTCCGTGGACCTTTCTTGCCCTATTAACAAAATATTCAGTTGTAAATTTTTTACTCATATACTTATTATACAATATTTTAGGTAATTACAAACTAACAGTTATGGCACTTTCGTCAGGTAGTATTCTCACATCCTTGACTCCAACAACATATCCTTCCCCGAATGCCCAAATAACTCGACCCCACACATTGATTTTTATGATTCGACTTCCAAAACTCGAAGAAGACATATCATTCTCCACAAGTAAATAATTTTCACTACTGGACCCAGAAGCACTCACATAAACTATTCCTGGAACTACACTTTCGCCTGTATATGAAAACCAATAAAATGTACCCAAATTGTTGAATTCGTAAGAAAATTGTTCCCCTATTTGTAACTCTTGACTTTTGAATAAGTCTCCGAAAAGTGTAAGGTCTTTGTCTTGTGCGAACTGTTCTTGTGTGACATAACCTGAATAAATTTGGATTGGTCCAGATGAATTATTCGTCCATATTACTGTTGTATTCTGTCCAATAATCATTTCTTCTGGGCTAACACTTGATTCATTAACTGTTATTTCTTTTTGCTCTATTGAAACGGGTTGGGCATCCAAAATATATTTTTCAGACAAGTACTCCCAGCAAACAAAACTTCCTTGACTAATTAAATTCGTATTTGTAATTATCGCCCTTTTCCTTATAGAATCACCACACAACACCCTACTAGCAGATAGTTTTCTAGCTGAACCAAGAGTCGTTTTTGCTTCGGTTCTTGTATTCCCAAATTTAGCAGCGTTCTGGGAAAATAACAACTGCCCACTATCAGCAGTTATCTGAACTACCGAGTGCCCATCAAGGAATTTTGAGCCAAAAATCTCAATATCATCTGCTGGCGGAGTTGTTTGTAATGTTTCTGTAATTATGGCTGGTGTTTGAAGAGAAAGGCTACTTAAAGACGAAGGGCTACGCAGTTTTGCCACAAGAACAGAATCAATTCCACTAGGATTTAATGTGCTGATTTCGTTTGCAATATAATTTACATCTACCGGAGAATAGATATTGGAAGCATATATGTTCGCCACATCAATATCAACAACAGCTTCTTTATTCCATAAATCTTCTTCTGTAACTGTAGTTGCCGTAGTTGTCGTAGCCGTTGTAGTTGTTGTGCTTGCTACTACTGGATTGGGTTTGGCTTTAATAGCATTTGCATCAAGAACGACATTTAGTTGGGATAGGGACGAAATTCCAACAAAACATTCTACATATGTTCTTGCATAAGGTGACAATATCTGCACCCCATACTCATCAGCAAGAAAAATATCTATATAATGATAACCACTTGAAACATCATTTATAACAATTGGGTCTGTACTAAAATGACCTTGCCAATATCCATTATCTACGGAAAACATTATGTGCTGTCCAACTGGCAAAATTGGAAAATTATAGGTAGTAAAACTTATTTGAATAGGGGAAGAAGAAAATGTTTGGTTCTGTTTCGGGTTATTAATAACTATTCTTGGCTCACTTTCAGAACCATTAACAATAAATTTTATGTCGGCAATAGATTCTTGGTTATTTAATGGGTTGTTGTTTTTATCAACAATAGCAGCTTCTATTTCACAATAGCCATCTGATAACCCGCTTATAAATATACTTGATGTTTCATAATAAGCATAAGTTCCATTATTAATCTTTATTCTTATTTTGTAACTATCGCCAATTGTTACATTACTTACCAAAAAGTTCAGAGTAACAGAGCTATCAAAAATCATAGAGTTTTGTGTTGGGCTAATTGTAACAATGCTGGGTATGGAAAAGTTAACCACAGAATTCAAAGTTGCAGAATCAGCTTGAGACAATGGTATTTGCAAGATATGGGAATCAAAATTGAACTGGCCAATAAACTTGTTGGTACTTCCTATCCAACTATCGTACTTCGCTTGGTCAATTCCAAACAAACTTGTAGAAGTAGCACTATCAAAGTAAAACCTGTAAGACCCAGATTTTAGGAAAATTTTGGTAAAATCAAGAGAGTTGTAGCCTGTGATTAAAGGGGCTACTGGTCTGTTAAAAACAATACTTAATAGTGCAGTATTTGGATTGTAAAAAGAATGTAATATAGTTAGTTTGTCCGAATATGTTACTGGTGGTTGGGTAGTTACAAAATCAATATTAGAACCTGGACCACGCTCCTCCGTCCCATAGGTATCTACAGGTTCAGTCAACCAACTACCATACAATCCATACACCAATTTTCCCCCATTATCAATTTGAACTATGCGGTCATTATCAGTATCGCAAAGCCAAAAAGTGTTGTTACTTCCCTTCTCAATACCAGAAATTTGTCCAAAAGAAGGTGTAAGTCCATTTAATACCTGATTAGTTGTTTTAGGTAATGCTGTTCCTGCAATTTCCAGTATTGGGTTGCAATCTCCATCTGCCTTCACAACCTTGCCATCTATTCCATATATGTAGTTGCCTATTTCTGTTATGTTGTCAATTAGCACTTTGCCTGGTTGGGAATTTATATCTGCGTTTACAAGAGTCCCAGCTTCCCACGCTTCCTTGGTGTCATATGTGTATTTGGATTCTTCAGAAGAAATATATGTATCCAAAAACAATCTTTCAAGAACAGGGGACAGAGCATTGGTAGAATCTGGCTCAAAAAAAGTTTCAATCTGGATATATTTGTATAAAGCACCAGTTGGATTATTTACTGAAAAATCACTAACAAAGTTATAGGAAGACCAAACTGCTTGGTTAGGGCTAGAACCATCAAATTGACTCAAATCGTTAGCCAGTCGGGTTCTTACCTTAAATGTAGTCCCAGCGGGGTTCAGGGAGTCCCACCTTACCTTGTAAAAGTTCTTGTAGGACGAATCCCCATATATGAAGCGAGCATATCCTTCGTCTATAAACTCGTTTCCACGGGTTAGGTAAACATTATCTATGTTCAGGGACAGGGGTTTAGAAGCATCCCAGCCCCCCTTAGTTGAGGTATAATACCCAATTGATGTTATTGCCTGCCTGTTGAATTTTGATATATCTACGCTGATTTCACGCCAGCCTACCATTAAAGTATCCCTACTTATAGTGGGAGCATTCTTTTCCAGAACCAAAGTAAAGGAGTTTTGGCTTCCATAGGTGGCATCGTCTAAATAAAAATATATGTCTCCATGATCTACATTTTCTGTTCTTAAATAAAACACAACTCTGTTATATTGACTCCAATCTTGGGCAGAAAAATGCTTTTCCAGAACAAAGGCAACATTTGTTTCGGTATCAACATTTATATCAACTTTTCCACTATACTGCCCCTGTATGAAAGATTCGGCATCCCTTACAAAAGTACCACTATTGCTACTCAAATCCAAGATGCTCGTTGCCCAATCGCTTACATCTTCAAAATCTTCTATTAATGCCCTTATTTCTGTTGTTTTTAATATTAAAGAACTGCCAACTACATTTACACCATTTTTTTCGGCTTTATTCAACTCGTCTTCCGTGTTGAAGGTTTTTGTGAAAATTTCTGTTCCTGCCCCAGGATGACCAGAAATGGTGTGAGTACCACCTTCTTTGGACGTTTTAGTATCAACATCTGCCGTCGTATTCACAGTATCAATCATTGAGTTTGGACTAATTCCAGGAATAAATGCCAACTCATTAACCAAATATTCGTCAACTTCTGGCCATTGGTGCTTAAGGGCTAAAACAAGTTGTAAAAAGTTGATTAAAACTGTTGTTCCCATTAGGTTGTTTTTTTGACCAGACAATATTTCCGCAAAAGAATCCAATTGGGAATGTGTTAAAGAACCCTTGTTAATTAAGGTGTTGTGGTC